AAAATGAGTGAAGAACTCAAAGATATGATTGAAAGAACTGCTTGGACCTTCATTGAAGCGTTCATTGGTGCCTTAACAGTTGCTCCTCTAGTTGGTGTAGACGCTGAAGTAATTCAGTTAGCTGCATTAGCCGGTGGTGGTGCTGCATTAGCAGTCATTAAGACATACGCTAAAAAGCAAATATCTAAATAATTAATTAATCTAAATACGCTTAATTGCCTCTAATTCCTGTATACTTATATTGACAGGAATGGAGGTATTATGCCTAAGAAACATACGCCCGAAGAGTTAGGAAATAACTTTTATAAATCAGGGTGGCAACCCGGCTATGATATAGACAAACTATCAGGCCAAGGAACACTTACTCACGTTGGAACAGACCCAAACTATGAGAATAAGCTAGATGAAATACTCAGAGAATGGGGATTTGACCCAAAGAAATACGAAATTGTAGGCACTGTACGTGCTTCTTCGTGGAATACACAGCTTAAAGGTGGTGAAACTACCACATTCTACGCATTTAAAGGCATTGTTAGAGAGAAAATACCTGGACATGACAAGTATTTCCAACAATTATTCAAAGGTGCTATTAAAAAACCACCTGTTAAGAAGGTATACAAGGGAGGCGACACAGCCTTTCTTTTTTTTATGGCTGATTGGCAACTTGGAAAGCGAGATTTTGGAGTTGAGAACACAATAAACAGGTATGACATTGCCTTACAAGATGCCGTAAATAGAATAAAAGAGCTTCGTAAAACAGGCGTAGCAATTAATGAGATATATATGATTGGACTTGGTGACTTGACTGAAAATTGTTCAGACTCTTTCTACAAGTCTATGCCTTTCAATGTCGAACTCTCTCTCATTGAACAGTATGCTCTTGCTAGGGCTATGATTATGAAGACTATAGAGACCTTTCTACCTTTAGCTGACAAGCTCATACTCGCAGGAGTTCCAGGAAATCATGGTGAGATGACAAGAAGTGGTAAAGGCCAAGTTCTATCAGACCGTCTTGATAACTCAGATACAATGCACCTACAAATATGTAGAGAGATAATGAATGCTAATAAGGATAGATATAAATCTGTATCAGTAGAAATTCCTGATAGTTTTCATCAGGTATTAGAAATAAAAGGAATTAAATGTGCTTTTACTCACGGCCACATGACTAGTGGAAGTGGAAATCCCGAAACTAAAATAGAAGGTTGGTGGAAAGGACAAATGTATGGTCACCTTCCTGTTGGCGAGGCTCAAATTCTCGTGACGGGTCATTATCATCATTTTCGAAGTAAAATGCAAGGAGACCGTACTTGGTTTCAGTCACCGTCTTTAGATAAATCAATAGACTTTACATCTAAAACAGGAATGTGGTCACATCCAGGTGTTCTCTCTTTCACGGTTAACAAAAAAGGATGGGATAATTTAAGCATCCTCTGAGATAGATTATTCTCCGATAGTTTGGATGCAGTCTGCCGACACTCTCTTTAATTTGAGATGCGGATAATGATTCACAACTTTTCTCGATAGACCTACTACGTCTTTTGCTTCTTTAACTAGAAAAGTTTGTTCCCATGTACCTGTTACTTTAATTTGTTTCATTTTTATCTCCCGAGTGTTTTATCATTGTAGCATTTATTATTTCTTGATACCTAAGTTCAATTAGTTTTTCTTCTACTAAGTTAGGATTATCTTTAAATTCTTTTGCTTTGAATTTTATGAAGTATTCTTTTGACATCACTCTTCTTCTGAATGTTTATCTTGTTGTTCTCTAACTTCGTTCATCATTTGCATGTGAAAATTATAATCTACTACAAATTGTTCTAATAATTTATCAACTTTTGCAATATTGTGCTTGTTAAGTTTGATACTTGTTTGTGTTACTTCTTGTCCACCACAAGCATTAGCTAAATTAATAGCCCATTTTTTAAGTTCTTTTTGTTCTTTAAATATATTTTTAGCCATTAGAATTGTCCTTTCTTATATAGTTCTTTCTGTTCTTTTGTTCTAATAATTGCTTCGCACGTTTTAATTTTATAGATAGTCCAATTATCTTCTGTAACTTCTTTATATTGTTTTATACAAAAGTCATTGCCATCCATATCTGTTGCGTATTCTTTTGGTCGCTCGTTAGTAGTACGACCAATGTTACACATGTGTACAAAATTTCTAGGTGCAGGTTGGCTAAAATCATAGTGGGGGAAACGTTTCTCTAATCTTTTAACCAACTTATCTGCACTGTAACTTATTTTTTCTAAACCTTCCGACATTATTTATCTCCTGTAACATGAATACATTTGTGAGGCATAGAGTTTGTTTCGTTAAACTCTTCTCCACAATCCTCACAACTGTATTCCAATCCGTATGGATGTGACATTATACTTTATCGTTCCAATTATTAATAATGTCGCTAGCTGTTCCACCTGTTATATTTCCATCGCCATAAAGTTTCTTAAGGTCTTCTAGGCCTTCAATATTTTGGTCAGTAGCTTTTTGAACAATGTCATTAACCCACTTCATTTGCTTTTCGCTAGCAGGATTATCTTTCCATTCATCACTCATCTCTTCGTCACCCCCTTTTTTTTCTTCCACTTCAAATACTTCGGATACATTATCTATACTACCTTTTTTATCCCATCCTTCTGAAAGTTTTTCAAACTCATCAAGAAATCTTGACATGTCATCTTCTTGCCAATCTTCTACGCTTTCTGAATAACCTAAATCAGAAACAACATAACTGTATGCTTGTGCTTGAAAGTCTTTCATCTTTGTTTCATCACTAACCATACCTTGCATAACTTTTTTAAGTTGGTCTGCTTTAACTGTGCTAGATGGTTTAACCATTTCAGTAGCTATCTTTTCCATCTTTGCTTTCTCTTCTTCAGTAGGTTTATTTTCTTTTTTACGCATATCAACTTTTTCTACTTTGACTTTATCGTCTTTAAATTTCTGAGTCTTAGCCATTTCCTGCATAGATGGTCGCTTCTTACCACTACCTTGATACATCCAATTAGCTAACGCTCTACCTATAGCAGAAGTCTCACAGTTTTCTACCCAAGAAGTATTATTTACATAAGCATTACCTTGTCCTTTAGTTTCTTCTGCTATACCTGTCGCTACAGGATTAACATCATCTATATCTTTATAAACTAAAGCTCTAATAACAATTACTTTTGCGTCATCTGAAGTGTAGGTTGGCTCTGTTTCAATTCTTCCGTTTGGATAATCCTTCCAAAACTTAACTAACCTATCCTCTACGTTTTCGTACTCGTCCTGCCATCCCATTTACATATCCTCTCTTTGCTTTACTCTTCCTTTGAAGAAATCTTCTTCAGTTGTCATTGGTTTACCGTCTAAATCACATATTGGTTCGTAATATTCTCTTGACCTATGAAATTCAAATTTATATATTGTTCCAAATATATCAAAACGAAATTTTTTAGGCAATGATTCTCTCTTAGTCCACGGCATTAGTTTCCATTTTCTATAATCTTATAAACACGTTGTCTTGAAATATCTAATAAATTAGCAATAGATATTATAGATAAATCGTTTCGCATTAAAAAAATCAGATGCTCTCTCTCTTTCCTTATTTCAGCAAGAGTTAGTTCTGCTTTCTTTTCTTTTTGTTTATACTCATCAACTAATTTTTTATAATAATTAATATCGAGTGTTTTTGTATCAGCCATTTTTCCTTTCTAATTCTTAATTTAATAGTTGAAATCTTAGTTATCTTTTATTATCGGCTCGTCATACTCCATATATTTTCTACAAGTTTCAATAGCACTTTCTAGTGTTTGAATTTCTATGTCTAGCGTATCGCTAACGTCTCTTATATTAAGTCCATCTTTAAAACCTCTTAGCTCAGCTAACCTTTCTAATAAATCTTTAGTTGCAGAGAGTAGAGGTGCGTTAGCCATTACAACACACCTTTACGCCATATCCACTTATTAATGTGCTTTGCTATACGCTTTGCACCTACGTCATTCGGCTCTATCTCATTGTAATAACAGTTAGTAGACATAAATCTACGTGTATCTAGTACATCAAAGTCCATGCCAATGCTATTACTTCTATTATTTTGGTCGTTTGCTATTCTGTACAGTCTATCGTTCCACATTGAAACAATAGATACAGCAGTATGGTCTACGCCATCAAATCTCGATGGATTGTAAGCTAAGTTACCTTCGTAAGTTGTAACTAATAAGAACTTTCTACCACTTTGTTTTAGATTCTGAATTAATGTTTCATAAGCTAACATATACTTGTCAAGCTCTTGATTCATTAAAGCCATTGTGATATTTGTATCATCACTAATGCCTAACAAGTCCATACTTGCTAGTAAATCATTACCACCTGCACTGATAACAACTGCGTTGCTCTTGTCATTAACTTTATGCACATTTTCTATGCAATCATAGATAGTAAAGCCGTCAACAGATTGGTCATTAACCATTTTCTTCTTGCCTTGTTGCCCACCTTCTATGCTGTCTCTGACATAATCAACAGTAGATTTACCTGTTCTAGTGTATGCTCTGTTATCAAGAACACTATCTCCAATTAATGTTATCTTTGCGTTTTTATTAACGGGATTTTTATTGGCAAACCAACTGTTAGTAGTAATTGGCTTTGTATCAACAATTTTATTTGTTTCAACAATTTTATTACCGTCAACACTATCCCATACACTTTCGTATGGATTTGCGTCTTCATACCAATTATCAGTCATGTTTTCCTTTCCTAATCTGACACTACCTATTGTATCATAATGTAAGTCAACATTGTCAATTTATTTATGATTTTTATAGATAGCTTGTAACACACAGGAGTTCCTTTTATAAGGTCGCTCAATGCAATCCTAACCCATGTGCTACAAGCTACCTACAAGTTTGGTTTAGGGCTATTGCTAGTCCTAAGTATATTCTTGTCGGTTGCCCGACTAGACTATACACTCATAAGTAGCGTCTAACAGACAAAACTTTAACGTCCTACTTCCCTACTCCCATTCGGTGAGGTCATTGGGCAAGGACTTGAATTATCTGCTAGACGCTACTTACTTTCAGTCACTAGGTTCAACAGGGCAGTATTACCTAGCTCTTATTTATAAGTAGCCACTCCTAACTACTCCTTACTCCTATTCAAACAAAAAAGTAATTTGTAGTTAGTAGCGTTTAATAAATATAACATACTTGTAATTATATGTTGTCATTATTTTAATCTTTTTTATATATGGAAATCGTAAGTTAATCCAATATATTTAGTCTTTTTATTTCTCTTATTTCTTGCATGATATTTAGAAACAACTTCCTTAACTTGTTTATTCCAATTATCAGCTAGTTCTTTTTGTTCTTTTGCTTCTTTAGTATCTCCGACAGTAACTCCAAACCATCCCATTTCGCTTTCTTCAATCCAACCATCTTCTTCGGTTATAACTGAATGAAAAGATACTTTAGGTACAATTACTCTTTCATATAATTCTTCGGGCGTATAGTATTCTTTGACAATCCTTTTACCATCAGAATCTCTTTTTACCATACCGTCATCAGCACCACCTTTTATTAGTTCATATTTTTTTACAACTAAGTTCTTAACAAGTGGGGAATCTTTCGTGTTTTCTTTTAACAAGTCCACATCTTTATGGTCTAACTTAAACCATCCTAATGTTTGCCAAGCATACACTTTTTCTGTAGCAAGAATATCATCTAAGTTTTTAAAGATTCCATTCTCACCATATCCACGCCAACGGCCACCTTCAGAATACCAATCAAACTTATAACCACCTGTATGTTCAGAGTAAGGCATAAGTATTTCTTCAGCATGTTCTGAATGAAAAGCACTATCGTATTGAGCCATTTCTTTCGTCTTGTCATAATCTTCATTAGTTTGTACTTCGTTTTCGGGTACAATAACTAATCCAACAAAATGCGACATAATGTTGTCCTTTCTTTCAATTTATTAAATGATATATTCTTTCTTTTTATTTGTCAATAGTTGTTGCATATAATTTATTATGTGGTATTCTTTAAACATGGAATTTGAATATTTCAGAGAGGTAGCTATTCCGACATTTAAAAGTCAGAGAGCTTTGGTTGAGTGGATGTTGCAGGTCGCAAGACCTAGCCACAAACCATCAATAAATGCTAATGAATTTATATACGAGTTCGGTATTCCAAGAATATCATCGCATATATTTCAGCTAAGAAAAGAGGGTTGGGTTATAGATAACTTGTCCAAGCATGGTAAGAGTGCAGAGTATTTATTGATTAGGACTAACCAAGAAGTTGACAAAGAAGTTGACAATAGGCAGTCTCTCTTACAATAGAAAGGTAGAAATGCAAGATATATATAAAGAATTGCAAGAGAAAGTTCAATCTCGTGCTGTTGAGATGTATCACGATGAGAATGGGGACGAGCTAACGCTTGTTGAAATGAAGTCATTAAAGAATCTAGTTGGATGGATGGCTAACATTCTCTCTCTCATTGACAAAAAACACTTTGATAAAGATACATTTCTTTCGGGTTGTAGCTTTGACCATTTAATAATTAAGTTGGATATGAGGACAAAGTATCCTGCTGAAATAGAATTAGTCGATGATGAATTAAGGTTCAAAAAAGACAATGCATAAATGTTCTAAGAGATGTAGTAAGAATTACACCTCAACACATTGTATACTGCGGTTGATATGAAGGACTAATTAGCCCTATTAGTTCGCAGTTGAGTCACCATTCGTGGTGGCTTTTCTGTTTCTTTTACTGATTTGAGTTCTAGTTACAGGAATAAACACACAGGAATGTTCTAGGTTAACTACTACTACACAGTATTCAATGAAACACGGTACACTATATCTAGTATGTGTATCACAACTACACAATATATAGTATGTCTACAAGCAAAACAAAACAGTCTGCATCACGAATATACCGATATATACACAGGATTAAGTTGGGTAGGGTTCAATGCGGGCGGTCGTCTATTATGTAGTATGTTACCTTAGAATATGCTGTTAACTAGAGGTACAATATGTAGTGGTACTATATATAGTGGTGTACCTCTTATGTTTGTATATTTAATTTATGTCTATGTTTACTGAGGGGTTGAGGGCATAGCGGGCTAGTAAAGAAAGATATAAAAAAAATATAATTGTAATGTCTTCAAGGGCCTTGGGTAGTTAGTTTGTGTTTCTACTTTACTGTCTCACCAGTTCTAACCTTTTTGACTCCCGATGCCACCTTCACCTGTATCCTTTACTGAATTACAATGTTTGTGAAACCAACTATATCATAATAAAAATAAATTACAAATCATAGAAATTTTCAATCCAGTTGATATAATGAATCAAGGTTTATGGATTCTTTCATAGCCCTCCTTTCTGACAATGGACAAGCCCTGATTAAATTCAGGGTGTCCTTTTTTACTGAAACCTAATAGAAAAAAAATTTTTTTACACACTATATTGGGGGGATGAACAAAAAAATAAAATTCTGTGGCTTATGTAATGAACCGCTGAAGTTCTATCGAACATTTAAAAAATGTGTTAATCTAGGTTGTATAGATTACAACAAACACATGAGGAGATACGATGCCGTACACAAAGACAGGGAAGAAAAAAAGATACCCGGGCAAAAGAATAAAAACAAAGAAGTAGAATGAAATTTTATTATGAAGTGGAAGTTCTTAAAGTTGTGGATGGAGATACAGTAGATGTCCGAATTGATTTGGGTTTCGATGTGTGGCATAAATGTCGTGTACGACTTATGGGCATCAACGCTCCTGAGTCTCGAACCCGTGATAAAGAAGAAAAGAAACGAGGATTGGCTGCAAAGGAATGGTTATCTAAAGAGTTCTATGATGCAGTAGACCCAATAGAAATGAAATCGCATGGTAAAGGTAAGTTCGGAAGAATACTTGGAGAAATCTTTATTAACGGAGTTAATATTAATAAACAAATGGTAGAAGAAGGCCATGCCGTAGAGTACTACGGTGGAAAGAGATGACCGAAAAGAAACTGTGTTACGCAGGCGGATGCCACAGACCATTACCACCTAAAGCAAAAAAGTACTGTTCTAAAAGATGTTATAACAGAATCAACATGCAAAAGAAACGTGCTAGAAAAGCAGGTAAGGAATGGACACAACAAGACGATACACTTGAAATACCTAGTGAAAAAAAGAATGTACAAACTAGGAGAGGTAAAGTATATAACGATATAGTCGAATCAGGTTTAGCTGCAGAAATATATAATAAAAAGAATACTGTATCTGATGTTGCAAAGGTATTAGGAACTACTGTAGGTGCAGTATCTATGGCATACTCTGCTTATCTAGATGACATGAAAACTGATGTAGAAAAAGAATCATGGTCAATACCACAGGTAGCAGAAAAATCATTATCAGAGTTCTCAGATTTTAGAGAGAGATACTTTCAAACAGAACAAGGTATCCCATACGAAACAGCAGACTTCCATACAAAATGGATTGAATCAATTATGGAGGCTATAGATAGTGGTTCACAGCACATGATATTATCACCGCCTCGTCATGGAAAAACAGATTTACTTATTCACTTTGCTGTTTGGTTAATTTGTAAAAATCCAAACATTAGAATTTTATGGGTAGGTGGTAATGAAGAGATTGCTAAGAATGCAGTAAGTTCTGTATTAGACCAACTAGAAAGTAATGAATTATTAATAGAAGAAATTTGTGGACCCGGAGCTAAATTTAAACCTACATCACGTACAGGTAAGGCATGGTCACAAAGTGGATTTACTGTAGGAACAAGAACGGTTACTGGTATTAAAAGCCCTACAATGGTAGGCCTAGGACGTGGTGGTAAGATTCTATCAAGAGACTGTGACATAATTATTGCAGATGACATTGAAGACCACACATCTACAATGCAACCTGCATCAAGAGAAAATACAAGAAGTTGGTGGACTACAACCTTATCTTCAAGAAAAGAGGACCATACAGCTATGGTTGTTATAGGTTCAAGACAACACTATGACGATTTATATTCTCATTTACTAGATAACGAATCTTGGAGTACAACTGTAGAACAAGCACATGACGTAGGTTGTACCTTACCTGAAACAGAGGAACATGAAGAATGTATGTTGTGGGGTGAGAAAAGAACTCATGAATGGTTAATGGATAGAAAGAGAGCTGCTGAAACTACAGGTGGTAGAGCTATTTATGAAATGGTTTATCTAAATGTTGCTATGCCTGAAGGATTATCTTTATTTGATAGAGTAGAGATAGAAGCATGTAGAGACCAAGGTAGAGACATAGGACAGATTCCACCGGGTACAAGATTAATTGCAGGATTAGACCCTGCTTCTGTAGGATATCAAGCTGCATTTTTGTGGGCCTATGATTCAGAAACAAATAAATTACACATGGTAGATATGAATAACTCTTTAGGTGGAGGAATACCTCAAGCATTAGACATTATGAAAGAATGGTGGCAGAGATACAACTGTTCACATTGGGTGATAGAAGAAAACGGTTTTCAAAAAGCAATTAGACAAGATAGAAGTATTAAAGATTTTGCATCATCACACGGGATATTTCTTGAAGGACATGAAACGTACCGTAACAAGTTTGACCCTATCTATGGCGTGACTGCTATGAGACCATTATTTGCTGAACAATTAATTTCTTTGCCATATCTAGGATTTGAAGCTCAAGAAAAGGTAAACTTATATACAAGTCAGTTGGTGTATTTTAGTTCTGCAAAGAACAAGAGTAAATCTGTGGGAACTAAAACTGACATAGTTATGGCTAGTTGGTTTCCAATGAGAGCAATTAGGCGTATGCAAAAGGAACGCTTTGCAGAGTTAGGATATGATTATAATCCTAGCTTTTCAGAGTATGAACCTAGTAGTATGGACATAGACACATGGAGTTAAAGTGCCTTTAAATAGTGATGAATTATATAAGAGAATAGATTATCTTAGGAACATCAATAATGAACAGCTTATAGATAAAGCTAGAATTAGAGATATTATGAATGGTGGAACAGACGCAGTTACTGCATTGCTTGGTAAGGGAATCAACATAGAATATCACGAACTTCCTGCACCTAACTTATTTTTAACAGCATTAGAAAGATTTGCACAAAAACTAGGTAGAACACCTGATTTAAAAGTAGATATTATGAATGAAAAAGATTCACAACGTGCAAAAAAGAAATCAGAAAAACTAGAAAGAATTGTTACTTCTTATGATGGTTTTTCAAAACTACACATGCAGTTACCACAAGTAGGTAGATGGCTACCTGGTTATGGTTTTGTTGTTTGGACAATAGGACATAGAAGAGATAGAGATGGAAATCCTTATCCTTATGCTCAAACAAGAGACCCATTTCAATGTTTTCCAGGTGTTTTTGGAAACGACCAACAACCGCAAGAACTTGCAATAATACAAAGAGTTCCACACGATGTTTTAGCTAAACAATATCCTGAAGCTAAAAAATGGATATATGCGTCTGAAGAAGACGAAGCTCCGTTGTCATCTATATCTTATGGTGGAAGTTCTGAAAGTTGGTCAAACTCATCAGGTAAAGGAAAAGTTATTGTTGAATATATGAATGAAGATGGTACGTATGTATATCTTCCTGAAAATAAAAAAACAATAGACTTTATGGAAAACCCACTGAAATCAGGACCTTGTTTTGTTGTTGCTAAAAGATATGCTTTTGACCAACTTCAAAGTCAGTTCCAACACATTACAGGACTTATGGCAAACATGGCAAAGATTAATATTCTTGGAACTATTGCTATGGAAGATGCAGTATTCACAGAAACAAATATTGTTGGAGAGATAGAATCAGGGAAATACCGAAAAGGTAGATTCGCTGTAAACTATTTAGCTCCAGGTTCTCAAGTGTCTAAGCCGGTCAATAATCTACCATATCAACTTTTTCAACAAGTAGATAGACTCGAAAGACACTTAAGACTTGGTGCTGCTTATCCTGTTTCTGATGATGGACAATCTCCAAACTCTTTTGTTACAGGTAGAGGATTAGAAGAGTTAGGACAATCTGCATCACTTCATGTAAGAGAATATCAACAGGTATTAGGTGAAGCATTACAAGAACTAGATGCTAAAAGATTAGAATATGATGAAGCTATGTTTCCTAATAAGAGAAAACCAATAGCAGGTATGCATAAAGGTACTGCTTATAAAGAAACATATTCACCAACATCCGACATTAAACAAATGTACTCTACAAGACGTGTATATGGAGTAATGGCCGGATTTGATGAACCGCAAAAAATAATAACAGGACTGCAATTAAAACAACAAGGCATTATTGATACTCAGACATTAATGGAAAATATGGATGGGTTAGAAAATATTACAAAGATACAACAAAGAATAAGTGCAGAAAAAGCAGAAACAGTATTGTTTGAATCTCTTATGGCACAAGCCTCTCAAGGAGACCCTAAAGCAACATTGGCTGCTATTGAAATTAAAAAGAATCCACAGAATATGGATGAGATTTTAAATAAATATTATACAGCTGAAGGAGATGAACCAAGTCCTGAAGAATTAGCATTATTAGGTCAAGGTGGACCACAAATTCCTGGAGGACCAGGTGGTGGATTACCAGGAATAGAACAAGTATTAGGTGCTATAGGAGGACAAGGTGGGTGACGAAGAAGTCTTACATAAATTTTATAATATTATTAATTCAGAAGATTGGGATGAAGATGCATTTGTATCACCAGTTAAAGAACAACCTCCAGTAGTATTTCAATCTGTTCTTATTCCAACTCCACATCCACATTACTTTATACATTTAAACGTAGGGATGGAATATAATCCCGAATTAGGAGATGACCTTTATGGCGAAATATAATAGAGGCAGAAGAAATTCTGCATTAACTGAAGCAACTGATATGACAGGTGGTGGAGCTTATGCAGATATTGTTGTTCCTCCACAAGCAGAAGGAGATTCATTTGGACAAACAAAAGCATTACAAGAACAAGTAGATGCTGTTGGTTCAGAATTACCAACTGATGCACCTACACCACAAGGTATGCCAGGAGTAGGACCAATAAATTTAGCTGCTCCGACTAATAATATTTCCCAACCAATTACTTCAGGTATTCCTTTTGGACCAGGAGATAATGGACAACAACCTATTCCTACATCTACCATTAATAACTTTATAATTGCAGCTAAGCGTAATTTTCCTGACCCGATATGGGATGAACTATTAGAAGATGATTCTGAAATAGGTTGATATGGACTTTCGACCAAATTTCTTTGTTCCCAACGAAGCTAAAGAACAATTAGCTGATGTTACAACAACTAACTTAAATGAAATAAAATCTTTTGAAAGAGCTATAACTCCTGAGTTAGCTCAGAGTATGGCTGATATAACAAAAACATATCCTAATTTAGATAAACGTTTAATTGTATATTCTGCATTATCAGGACTACAAGCTGATGATGAATTAGTTTTACAGTTGTCACAACAACAACAAAAAGCTATGGAGAAAAAACAAAGAAAAAATGTTAATACAGATGTTAACTTTTTAAAGCGTGGAACACAGTTAGCATTTTTAGCTATGGATTCAGCATTTCAAAATATATCAAAGAATTTTAAATCTAGTATTGTTGCTGCACAAGAAACTGATACTTCATTAGCAAAAGCAGTTCTTGGTAATACTGCAGCAGGTTTAATTCCTGGTGAACAATTAACTGAATCAATAAGAAAATCAACATTAGGTAATGAATTTAATGAACAGTATGAATCAGCAAAAGAGGCTTATGGTGAAACAGAGTTTAAAAGAGCTTTGGGAGAAATAAATTCAGGAAGACAATTAAATCTTGGTACAGGTATTTTACCTAATTCAATTCCACTTGAAGAAACAGAAGTTTATAACAAACAAATTAAATTAGGTAAATCACCAACACAAGCATACGAAGCTGCAAGAGAAGTATATGGAACTCCTATTACAGAAGAATTTGAAAGAGATGAATATCAATTTAAATATCAAACTAAAGAAGGAGATTTAATTCCTATATCACCAGGAAGAGTTGTTGCAGCACAATTCTCTCAAGAAGGAGATATTAAGTATGCTCTAGCAAGTACAATTATTGATGGTGCTTTTAGATTAGGTGCAGACCCAATTAACCTTTTATTAGGATATGGTGCAGGTGTAAAAACTGCTGCAAGAAAAGTTGTATCTAAAGCAGAAGTTGCACAGTATGTTGATGATGCTGCTTTTATGAGTAGAGCATTAAGTACTTTTAAACCAACTAAAGCAGGTAAAGAAGCTAGAAGATTAACTTTTGGTAAAACTGCAGAACAAGTCCTTGATAGTAAATGGGGAGATAAGTTTATAGATGCATTAGTTACAAATAGTTCTGTAGCAAGATTAAAAGATATACCTTCGTTTAAGCAAGTTGATACAAAAGTTTTAAATTTATTAGCTCAAGTAAAAGATAAAAGTTCTATGAAAGAGATAGTAAGGTCATTACTTAAAAATGGCGATTTATCTGATTTAATGGTTGCTCCATACACAGGTGCATTTATTGGAAAAGAAATAGGTGAAGCTGCTATAGGAACTCCTATTACAAAACTTCCTATGAAACAATCTGTGGTAGGAAACATGGCAAATGAGTTAGCTAAGAAATTCGCAGGACAAGCTATTGATGTTGCACCTCTTAGAAATACTATTGGTGCATTACTTGGAAAAATGTCAGATGACCCGTTTAAAGGAGTTATTGGTTTAGGTGGTTCATTGAAAAATGCTTTACCACAAAAGGTATCACGTTTATTTGATTTAGCACCTAGCAGAATGGCCGCAGTAAATCATATACAAGAAACTATAGAAAACATAGATGGAATTATGGTAACGCTTGGTGAGAATCAAGAAACTAGGGATTTCTTTATTGGAAGATTATTAGAATCTAAAACACAAGATGACATAGTTGGTGTAGTTAGACAAGTAAATAAAAAAATAGAGAAGAGAGTCATTGCTGATAATCCTGATTTAGAAGATGAAGCAAAATTAGTAAATGAAGTTATGACATTTTTTAATAAAGAAATAGATGAACAAAGAAAATATTTCTATGACCAAGATGGTAAGGCCTTAGCTTTTCCTGGTACTAAATTTAAATACACACCACAACGAGTAGATGAACTTGGAAATATTACAGAAGATATAACTGTTGCTGTACCTTCAGCATTTTCTATGGGCCAATTTACAGAAAACTTTGTTCCGTTAATTGATTACAAAGAATTAAGTAGGTCACTAGCTTCTTTTAGAAGAATGGTTGGACCTAGTAGAACTAAATTAAATAAGATGATTGCAACTACTTGGTCAGACCCTACAAGACCAATAGGAGAAAAAATACTACAGCAAGCAAAACTTCCTACAAGAGGATTGAAAGAAAACTACAGCAGAAAAAGAACAACATTAGCACCTAAGACTTGGCTTGAATACATGTACTCAGATTACATAATGCAACGTGCATTGAAACCATCTTGGATGTTAAGAGGTGCCTTAGCACTTCGTGTTCCACCTGAAGAATCTGTAAGAGCAGCTTTTTATGGTGGGCCAAACGTATTTACACATCCGTTGTTACTTGCTTCTTTAAAATCAGGAGTAAGACAAAATGACCCTACAAACATACAAGTTATTGGAAGTTTAGGTGAACAATTATTTTCTACAAGAATTAATAAGAATGAAATAGATTCTATTGCAGAGTTGATTGGTACAGAAGAATTACAAAAAGGTATTCAATCTTTGAATTACAACAAGATACAGCAAATTATGAAAGTTATGAGACTTAATACAAATGTTTCAGGACAAGTAGGAGATGCTTATTTGGCAAATGCAATAGCAGGTGGTAATGCTACAGACTTTGCTTTTGATGAAATTATTGGAGAAGTAAAACAATTAGGTAAACAAAAAGTAGGTAATACAGAAGGATTAGGACAAGCCTTTTTAGATTATGATGTTTCATTACCTGAAGTTCTACCTTTTATGAATACTTCTTCTATTCCTGAAGCAGCAGTAAGTACATCTCCTTATAAGAAATACAGAAATGTAGTTGAATTTACTAATAATGAAGAGTATGTAAATGCTATTAAGTCTTTCCATGCAAACCCTGAAATTAAAATGTTACTTGGTAAGAAGAATCATGGACTTATTGTTACAAAAGTAGAAGATAGTGTTGTATTAGAGGTAGGTGTTCAATTAGGTAAAGTAGAAGATATAACTAAGTTATCACAATTAGAAGATGTTATTAAAAATGGTTTATCTGTAGCTATTAAAGGACATCAACCAAAGATGTATTTACGTTCAAGTATGTATAATTTATTACCTGAAAATCATCCGTTACAATCTGTAATTAGACAAGTAGATGATGTATTTGAAATACAAGTACATAAAACTCCTGATATGAGAATTGATAATATTGATATAGATTCAGAAGTTAATAAAGAAGTTATGGAATATCTGTTCGATAGCAACTTTCAAACTGCTAGAAAAATAGTAGATAAAAAAGGTGGATATGCACAAGCTGCACCATCAGGTTCTTTTTTCAATACTGATGCACATTACTTAACTACTATGTCAGAACAGTCATTAGTTAAAGCGTTGAAACCTACAGGTAAAGCATTAAAAGCAGGAGATAACGAATATATCATGGTTGATAAGTTTGACCCTAGTGGTCAGATAAATCCTAATTGGTGGAGAGGTTGGATACATGACATGATTACTAAAGCATCTGACCCATTGTTTGTTGTTGTTGCTAGAGATGGTGCAGAAAAAGCATTAAATTTCTTTACTGAAACAACTTCAGGTAAAAAGTATATAAACGAATTAATTTCTAGAAGTGATGACCCTGCAGTAAGAAGTGTTATTGAAAATAAAGATGAATTATTTAAATATTTAAAATCTACAGAATATGAAATAGGAAGATTACAAGGTAATCAAACTAGAAAAGTATTTAGAGAAGGTCAAGAAATATCAGAACAAGAAGCTAGACAACTAATTGTTCAAGGTGAAAACTATATTTATCCTGACTACGAAGTAGATTTAGCATTAGGTTCAGATACAGTAAGAGACTTTATTGCTAACGGTGGTTTTATTGATGGACAAGACTGGCTTGAATTATCTCAAAAGTATTCTGTATTGTCTGCTAAAACAGATAAATACTTTGGTAATTTTTATGACAAGATGAAAGATGTATTTAAAAAAGATATTGTTGAGTTAGATTTAGGTCCAAGAAGACAAGCATTTAATAATAACCCTAACTTAACTCCATCAGGTCAAGTATCTGATACTGCTTTATCAAAATGGGATGAAGTATTAGGAAATGGATACAGTTGGTTATTAGCTAAACCATCTGATTATTTAAATCGTGACCCATTGTTTAGATGGTCTTTTTACACATTAGCTGAAGATATTATGCCTTTTATGACAGAAGATGTTAAAAAACAATTTATTGTAGGTTCTAAACCTTGGATAGATGGAAGCGATTTATATAAGAATTTACTTAGAAAATCTAAGTTACCATCCGAAGAAAATACTATAACATCCTTAGAACAAGCAGAATCATTACTTAAATACAAAGCAATGGATGAAGTTAAGAACTTACTATATGCTAGTTCTGATAGGCATGTGTTATCAGATGTGTTTTCATCATACGTACCATTTCCTGAAATATGGCAGGAAGTTATAAAAACATGGGGTAAATTATTAGCTGATAATCCTGCAAAATTTAATAGAACACGTATTGGTGTTGAGAGAGGAAAAGAGGCAAAACCTTGGGATACAGAAAATGCATTCTTTACAAGTGACCCTGTTACAGGAGAATTGTTATTTAATTACGTAGATGTTATGAATGTTTTAACTTTTGGTTTAACTGCAATACCAGGAGCTTTTGGTTTTTCACCATTACAAACAGGATTATTAGGTGAAAATTTAGAAGATGAAGGTGTAAGAGTTAAATCTTATGGTTTCTTAGAAGGATTAAACTTAATAGCAGCAAATGGTTTCTCACCAGGATTTGGTCCAAATGTAACAATTCCTTTCAGTGTATTTCAAAAAATAGCAACTGTTCCTAAAGTTATGAATGATTTTATTTTAGGTAATTTTAATCAACCAGGTAAAGGAGTTAATCCAATAGATGAAATGCCTGCTTATTTGAAAGGTTTCTTTAAAGGTATACCTATGACACAAGAAGCTACAGAAGAAATAAATGCATCGTATTCAAAAACAGTAATGGATTTATTTACGCTATATTACTATGCAGGAAAATGGACACCTGAAGATGAACAAAGTATTAAAATAGCTATGCAAGAAGCTGAATCTGCTGCATCAAAACATTGGTTAATTAGAGGATTTGCACAATGGGGATATCCTACTGGTATACAACCAAGATATGAAATACAAGATAAGAATGGTAGTTGGTGGACTATGCAGGTATTAGGACAAAAATATCAGCAAATGTTGGAAAGTAACAATTATGATTACTTCACAACAACACAACAATTTACTCAGAAGTTTGGTTTAAATCCAATTCCATTACGTCAATCTACTTCAGCTAAAAAAGGTAGATTCCCTGTTAAGAAAGATTCATACGCATTTTGGCAATTAAATGAAAATAAAGAATTAATGGATAGAAAACCATATACAGCTATATATATAAATCCTGATAATGCAGATGACGAGTTTTCCTTACCTGCATTTATGGCCGGTGCAGAAGCATTAGAACCAAATCAGTTTCAACGTGCAGTTCAACAGTCATTATTGCAGTTTGAATTAGCACAATATAAAGAAGAATTAAAGAATGATAAATCACTATCAGCTACTGCAAGAGCAGAAAAATATTCTGCATATATTGCTAAAAAAGAAGATGAGTATGGAATTATCTCTTATGGTTCTATAGGTGATGCTGTTGTACAAGCTGATAAATATCAAATAATAAAAGAATTAAAAGATTGGGAAAATGAACCTTTATTAAGAGAGTCACCTGAATATGTACCTTTATCAAAATTTATTGAAGCATACGATGACGCAATTAGAGTTGCTTTAAATGGTGGAACATTTGGAAACGTAACAATTCCAAAGGGTGGTGTTTCAGGTAAAAGGGCTGCTAGAATGACAGGTAAAAGCACTGGAATGTTTGCTTTAAGAGAAGAACTAGATTCTTATGCAAGGCAACTAGCATTAGAGTATGAAGATACTAATTGGATTAGTATGTACTTAGGAAGTTTTTGGAAAGAACTAGACAATAGAAGATACGAGGATTAATGACAACGGCAAAAACTAAGAGACAGATTACAAATTATCTAGATGGATTAGACGATTCATTAGATTATCCTGCAGATTTTAAAGTATTTATTTCTGAGTTAAATAAATTAATAGAAATACCAATACAAATCACAACTTCACAAGGTACTGGTGGTGAATCCTATACACTAGGTTATTTGTTAGCTTTACCAGGACCAACAAAATTAGGTTTTGACTTAGATACTGTTGTTCCTTATGTTGAAGATTTAACAAATCCTGATAATTTAGCTACTTATTACAATGCATTAGAAAGTTTGTTACAAGATTTATCTCAAGAAAAAACTATAAAAGGAACAAGTGGAGAAGATATCACAATAAAAGGAATGGGAAATACCGAATTTGCTTCTGATATTTATGATGAAGTTATAACGTGGAATACTACAAGCACTCCAACTATATCTCATTCTGCAGCAAATCCTAAAGTAGCAAGTATTGTTGCTGCACCTTCACAAGGAGAAGTAGAAACAGAAGCAGGAGAAAAAACAATATATGGTTCAAAGGATTATTATTCAGGACCAAATATTCCTATAGATGAATTTAATCAATATATAGATGCTAAAACAGGAGAGCCTAAAAAATTTAATGGTGAAATAATAAAACCTTGGTTTAGAAAAGGCACAGCAGCAAGTATGTTTGAAGGTCTAAGTCAAGATGCAATATTTAATATTCAACAAGAATTAGCTTCTATAGGGTTAGATATCGGTGGATACGACTTTGTACCTGGTAGTGTAAATTTTCAATCAGGAGAAGAGATAGAATTTATTGCACAGTTAATGATGGAAGCAAATGATTTAAATGCTTTATATCCTAATTTGAATGTTATAGACAAAGAAGCAACAACTTTAATGGGTCAGTTAAATCCTTATATTGAATATAAAAAGAAAAACAAAGAGGAAGTAAATGCCTTTTATGACAAAGCAAGAGTACAATTTGCGGATGAAATACTACCTCCAACAGAATCAGAAGTAAAAGCTGCAGTAGATTCTTTATTTGCGGAAAGAGGTATTAACCCTACTGCTAGAGATTATGAAAAATATGCTTCAATATTTACAGGTCTTAAAAAACAAGAAGCTGCAAGAGATAAAATAATAGAAAAAAATAATTTATCTTTAGGTGATGTTATTGGATTATCTAAAGGTAAATACAGTGTTCCTGGTGGTGGAGACTTAACAGATATTATATTTGGAGTAGATATGCCTACTCCTGAAGAAGCAAGGCAGAAATTAGGAAAACCATTAATGGGTAGATTTGATGTACAAGCAGAATTAGGAAAAGTAATGGATGATTTAGAAGCAGGAAGAATAGATGCTAGTCAAGAAATATTAGCTAGGACACAACAAGCTGCATTATTTAAGAAAAACTTTATGGAGTTTGAGGAGGCCTTTTAATGTATAACGCACAACAACTTTATCAATTTTTAAAATATGCTGCTGAATATCTTGAAATGCAAGATGTCGAATTTAAGAGTAGTGATGTATTTGCAGACCCTACTAAAGAAGAAGATTTAAATAGACTTATTGCTATTGCATTAGCAGAACATAGAGATGGAGAAGATACAACTTCAGGATTCGCTACAAACGAACATGGAGATTCAGGAAACTCAAGAGGACCATGGCAGATTTATGGTAGTACTTGGGAAGATGAATTAAGAGAATATGAAATATTTAACTCTTATGCAAATATCAATGATGCATTAGATGACCCAGGACTCAATGCTATTGCTGCAGTAATTATTGCACAATACTCTGAAGGAGAAAGAAAAGGTATTGATAACTGGAGTACAGTTTATGTTGATGATTTTGGTGAAGATATAAAACAAGGAAAAGGTGTTTTTGTAGAAGCTGCTAAAAGTTACGATACTTCTTTTATAGAAAGCCCTGAATACATACAAGACCCTGAAGGAGAGATTACCGCAATTCCTGCTGAACCTACAGCAGAAGCAAAAGAATCTGTATTTAATGAACCACCATTAAGTATTCCACAAATGTCAAGTAAATTAAAAGCTGCTAAAACTGGTGGATTATTTTCAAATCCTGAAACTTATGTTAAGTATGAAGGAAATCGTATTATAAAGCTAGATGGTGAGACAATAAATAATCAACACAAATCATTATTAGCCAATGTTGATATTGGAGATTTATCAAATGCTGAGATTGTAGATTTATACACAAAAAATATTCATGCATATTTACCATACGATGCAGGTTATAAAGGTATAGATATGCAAGGAGAAGGATTAAATATTGTTGATATATTACAGTCAAAGAAGTTTAATTCAAATGATAAAATATGGTCTGTAAAACAAAATAAAATTATTGATGGTGATACAGCAAATAAACAATTAAGCAGAGTAAAAGGTGCTGCTTATCAGATGTATCTTAATAAAAAAGATTATACAAATTTAGATGTTTTAGATGCTGTATATGATTATATATTTAGAACAGACCAACAATATTATCAAGTAAGTGATGATGTAGATATTCCTGCACCTAGAAATTTGGAGTTTGAATCACAAGTTCCACAAATGGTTTCAGGTCAACCACAAGCTGCTCCTACAGCTCAAGGAAGTGTTGCATCACAATGGCTTAATAATTTAGAAAAAATAATGAGAATTAAACCTCAAGGTAAACCAGTACAACAACAACAAGAAGAGACAAACGCAATATCTGAATTTCTACGTACAGGAGGTTAAATGGAACTCTCAGAGTATTTAGAAAATAATCCTCATCTAAAACAATATGTCGACAGTAAGAATGATGAAATTCTTTGGGATAAGTTAGGCATAAATATAGAAGAAGAAAAGAAATCTTGGGATTTTCCTGGTGAAGTAGAGTATTTTATGGATATAACAACGGTTGTATAATGGATGAAATTAGTTTTATAAACTTTGTAAGAGATGAAATAGAGATTTTATTACGTAATGATGAAGCATTACAAGAGGTATATAGCTTATGGGATAGTCAACCAGTAAGAGAACAAAATAAATTAACAAAATCATTGTTACAACAAATGGAAAAAGGAGACCAAGATACAACTATTGTATCTCAATTAAATAGTCAGACAGGTACAACAGGTAATCCTAGACTTGTTGATTTAGTTACTGCGATAAGATATAAAAGAGAAAATCTTATAAGAGAATATCCTGAATTAACAGATGTTTTTAATATGCAAAACAGAGTGATGACAGCTGCAGCAGATGAAGCAGCTGAAGTATTTTCTTTAGATATGGAAGAAGGTTTTAGAGGTGAGATAGGTAAGGTAATAAAAAAATATGCACCTCAACTGGAAAGTGAAGTTTCATTTATAGAAAATATAAACTTAGAATTTGTATCATGGAGACCATACAATGAAGTTACTATAGATTTTGAAAATTATGACCCAAGTAGGGTTTTCAATAATGATACAGCAGAAGCAAAAAAGTTTGTTAAAGAATTAAATAAAGTAGCTAAAGAAAATAATCTTGTGATATCTTACAAATTAGAATCAGGAATGCTTTTTGAAGATATATTTACTGACAGCGATGTACTTGTACCTACTAGTGAAGCCTCTCCGACAAATAGTCGAAATACATTTAAAGACCATAGTCAAGCTCACGTATATTATCCTGAAGGTTTAGAAACAGCACAGAATAAATATGCAAGGGGTGTGCAAAAGTATTTGTTTGAAGATATAACTTTTAGAGAGTTTAATGATACTGGTATTCAAATAACTACTAATAAAGATAACCATAAAGTTCTAAAACAAAGATTAGATAATATTTTTCAATCTCGTTTCATATCTACAAGAGGAGCTTTTGAAGGTACTATAACAAAATCAGAATTAGTAGGAGGATTAACTTCATCACAAGGTATGGATAAAATGTCTCCTGTATTTAATGGTACTAATAGATATGATAAATGGTTTGAAAAAAAGTCATTTGAAGATATAAGAAAAAAACCAAGTTATGTTATTGGAATGGTATCTGAATCTCCTGATGGTACAAAGAACTTTATATCTTTTGTAACTGGAGATAGGTTCGGTAATTATGGAAATACTATTAGTTCGTCAGGTTTTAACAATATGTCAGAAATTACTGCAGATTTTGTAGGAATGAATCCACGGGCTATTACAGGATATGTACCTAATCATATAACTGATGAGTTTAGTAAAGTGCATTCAAGAGCATTCGGAACAGCACAGAATTGGTGGAAATCACTTATGCATAAAGCAGATGTTGAAGGAATAGTTTTAACAAATAGACCTGCTTCACCTCAAGTATTTCAATTATATGACCATTTTGGTTTTGTAAGTGATGTTCGTCTTCAGGCCAATGATACTGATATAAGCGGTGGAATGACTCGTATTCCAAATCCTAATAATCCTGTAGATGAATTAGGACGTGGTAAAAGAAGTTCTCCTGAATACAGAATAACTTTAGATGTTGTAGAAGATAAATTATGGGGTGGAAGTATACAGGAAATAGTTTCAGTATCTAGAAATAAAACTATTATGACTCCTGAAAATGTTCATAAACATCCTGTAGTTAAAGCTTTACGAACATTAGGAGAAATAGATGAACTATATCCTGATGTGGAACAATTTCAAAATACAGAACTAATAAATAAACGTATTTTAAAATTGGCAATTCCTTACGGAAATTTTGATAATTTTGATTCAAGTAGTGTTCTTGAATTATGGGAAAAGCTAGGAGAAAATGATTATCTCTATACAGAGGAAATAATAGATAAATTAAAAGAAAGTATTAAACCAAAAGACTTATCTCAATTTATTTTACGAAGTTCTCAATTTGCATCAGAAGTAACTGGTGTTCCACCAAATGAAGCAGGATTTGGTGAAATAATAGAAACAGGTCTTAAGAATAATCAAGATGCTAAATTTACAGATGCTTTAGTTAGACACATGGCTGAAGTAACAAACCAACCATTAGAGAGCTTGGGAGCTAAAAAAGTAAAAGATGTGTATGACGAATCTAGTCCTTATACTAAAGATGAAGTATTTGCTCAGTATTACCATTCAGTTGACCCAACAGACACGCCTGTAATAGATAGAGCAACTAGTCAGCGTAATCTTGAAACAATAGAAGAAATAGAAAATGCACTTAATGAAAGAAGAGCTAACGTTACTCCACTAGCAGATGTTGTAGATACAGATAGTAGGATATCTTCTCAATTTAATAATGCAGCTTTATCCGATGTGTGGATGTACCAAGAAGTTCCTGAAGAAATAGCAGATTACGGAAGGTTAACTCGTGTACCGGACTTGTCAAATATGACAATGATAGAAGGTGGAGGTAGGTTAGTTATAGATGATGATGTAAGACATAAGTATATTAGAAACTTACAAGGATTACATGATTTAGATTATCCCGATACTTATAAAATACTTACTGCAGATATAGAGTTTGTTGGTAAAACAAATATAGAAGCAGGAGTTGTTATCTTAAACACAAGAGAGAACACAATAAGTAAGTATTATCATAACTATTATTTATCACATTTAGGAGAAGACATATCTATGTATCCTGCAATGGTTAGTAAAGATTATTCTCCTATGTATGAAGCATTATTTGAAACAATAGAAGAAATAGAAAATGCATCAGAAAATCCTAGACCTATAAATTTTGTTTCTTCAGATGATTTAGTATTTTCAAAATATCCTTCAGGAAGAATAGCTGAAGCAATGAGAATTACTAATGAAGGAGAAGTTAGTAATATGGCTCAAGGTAATGTACTAGATTTTACAGAACTAGAAATAAATCCGTCTAGAAGAGCTGAACTTCGTCATTTAGAAGTAGTTAAACAACAAGATATAGATATTACACCACAACCTTTTTATACAGAAATTAATTATGATAATCCTGATATTGGTGTAAAAAGCGTGCATGATACAAACAATATGATAAAAGAATTAGATGACATTGTTGATAATAAAACAAATGGAGCATACTTACTACGATTAAGACATGAAAGTGCTGATAATACACTAACTTATATAACTGTTAAAAAAAGACATAACGCACCTCATACTACTAGTGAAGGTTTAGAGATAAGTCTTGAATTGCAAAATGGTCAATTAACTGGTTCACAAGGACAGTTATTAAAAGTAGATAGATTAACTATTATGGCACCTCAACAAGATTTTTATAATAATGTAATATTTAATAGTATAGAAATCTCTGAGGAACTTAGTGCAGAGGGATTTAATAGAAGTGTAGACCAGTTTGAACGTAGAGTAAGAACAGGAAGTAGACAAGGTGGATATGATGTTACTATTAACCCAGTTGTTGAAATAGTAACTCCTGAATTAACAGAAGCAATAGCAGCTGATTATAGCTTAGGAAGACAACTAGACTATCTAGAATCACAATCTTATTATGCACCTGCATTTAGACCTGAACGTGAACCGGTACCAAGTAATCCTTCACCTAGACAATTACGTAAAATAGCTAGTGCGTTTGCTAAAACACCAGTAGGAAGAACATTAGGTTACGCATGGAAGACTATAGATATTGGTGAAACACTTATTGGTAAAGCATTCCAACAAGCACAGAAAGCAGCTTTGGCTGCAGGTGCTGTATCTTTAGGTGGTGCTGCTGCAACAGCGGCTTCTATGTGGGCATTGTATGAAATATCTAACTTAGTAGTTGCTGCAGGACAACAAACTGATGATTTATATAATGTATTTAAGAGAAGAAATGAAATACTTTCCAATGGTGAAGACTGGGAAAAAGAGATAGCAGAACAAACTTTTTGGCAAGATTATGGTCCTGAATTATGGGAGATATTAGAAATAGCTTCAGACCGTTCTCCTTCAGAAATTCTTGGTGAAAAGATATGGGGATTTGCTTTAGATAATTTAATGAGACAATCAGAAGGTGAAGTATTTGAAGAAGGTTTAATAGATGATAGTGAAGAATTAGACACAAGAGACGATATATGGAACTCATCTATGCCACCTAACAGAAAACTCGAACAAATGCAAAACTACTATGATTATGATAAAGTATTTACAGGATATTTAAATGATAGACCTGATGCAAATGTAATTGCAAATAGAACATTACAACTTGCAAATAGTGTATACAATGGGAATAGATAATGTTTAAAGAAGGAAGTTTACTTCAACAACCCGATGAGTTAATCGTTGTAGATGGCGAATATTATGCTGTTTATAACTACACAACTTCAGATGGTTATGTAATGCCTTTAGTTGTATTTGTTGATTTGCAAGAAAGTATATTAGAAAGTGCTTTAAGTTCTGCTACAGAATATACAATCGAATCATTTGCTCAAGAAAAAGGTTCTGTATTCTTACCATTATTTAACTTATCTCAAGTAAAACAAATGGACCCTGATAATCCAAAAACAGATATAGACGCTATATTAGAAAATTTAGAAAATGATTTAGAAAGAAAAGCTAAGTATCTTGGTAAATCTTGGTATTTAGATAATGATGTACAACAACTATTTGCTTATGGTGCTTTAACAGGCGAGAGCATAACAGACTATTTAGATAATTTACAAGTATTTCAAGATTACAATAAGAATGAAAGAGCTTGGTTAGAACTACAATATACAAATCCTGATAAAGCAAAACAAATATTAAAAGATAATGCATCAGCATTAAGATTACAAGCAGGACAATTACAAATAACAGGTGAAGGAGTAGAAGATTTAATTACTCAATTAGCTGCAGATGTTAGCTCAGGTAGATTAACTTCAGACCAAGCTGCATTACAAATGGCTTATCTAGTTGACGATTATAAATTACAAATGGCAGGTGGACAAGATGTCATGGATTCTGAGTACTTACCTTTCTTAGGTAGAATTAATCAAACACAATCAGGAATGTCTGCTGCTAAATCTTTGGTTACAGCTTACTTAGGTGTAGATGCAGCAAGAGCTTTTTCAGATAATGGTTTGTTAGAAAATTATGCTTCTATGTTAAGAGCAGATGCTTCAGCAGGAGAAGGAGTAACTGTTAATGAAAATAAAATTAAAGATGAATTACAAGCTGCACATGATAAACTTTTTCCTAATTATGAAGGCAGTCAACATGCAATATGGTCTGCACCATTGTATAAAACTGCACAAACTATATTAGGGAAAGCTGCTTTATCAAATGCAGATAAAAAAGAAATAGATATTTTAAGTCAAGAGATGGGTGGAGACTTTAGTCTATTTGCAGGAGCATTAAGAAAACGATATGAAAATGACCCAACATATCAAGACAAAGTATTAGGAGATATGACAGGTGTATTTAAACAAGATGTATCAGGTATATTCTCAGGACAAAGTTTGGTAGGTAGATAATGGCATCAGTAACAGTATGGAGAAAAGATACACCAGGTGGTGAAACATTTGATGATGATTATGCACAATCAGAAGGATATGCTAACGCTGAAGCCTTTGCTAGACATTTAATAGCTAATGCAGGATATAGTGATGAACCTGTTAGATTACATGCTGATTTCGGTGGTGGCATGCCTGTTTCTACTGGTAATGAAATTTCTTATGCTGCACCTCAAGGACAAACTGTAAATAGTTCAACTTTAGAAAGTGTCTTAGGAGACTATTTTGATGCTGCAGAAACAGGTGATGCTATACAAACAGGTCCTTCTACTTTTGAACAAGCTAAAGGATTATTCCCGTATTTAGATGATAGATTAATTCGTTTATATCTTGACAAATACAATGAATCAGGAAATGAAAGATTAGCAATGGCAGAGATGAGAGCAGACCCTTTAACTGCTGAAGTATATCCGGGAATTAAAAGAGAAGATGGTTCCTTAAGGATGACAGAACAAGAGTATGTTGCTGCTGTAGATAATATGCAAGGTAGTTTACGTAAATATAATTTAAATCCTACAGAATTTGCGGATGATATAACAGAAGCAATAGCAGGAGATGTAGCTCCTTTAGAGTGGTCACAAAGATTAGATGCAGGATATGAACAAATAGTTAATAATATACCTCAAGTAAAAGAAGCATACCTAGAAAATTTTGGAATTAATTTACCTGATGAATCTATATTTGCTATGTTTGTATCTCCTACAGTAGGAAAGAAAATATACGAAGGACAGATAAGAGCATCTCAAGTTATAGGTGAAGCATCAGCAGCAGGATTTGCTAACATTTCTGCAGAAGTTGCACAAAGTTTACAAGCACAAGGGTTAACACAAGATTTAGCTAGAAAAGGTTTTGGTGCTGCATCAGTAGCACTCACAGGCATACAGACTGCAGCAAGGTCTCAAGGAAGAGATACAGTTACTGCTACTGATTATGTACAAGCTACACAGCTTGGTGATGCAAGAGAATTAAGAAACATACAACAAATTGTTGAACAACTTCAAACAGGAAGCTCTTTTAAGAGTGGCCCTAGACAATCACAAACAGGCGAAGTTACAGGATTAACTGAAACATAACTTGCACCACTATATATTGTGGTATACTAATTTCAAGCTGCGTTTGTAAGTCCGCAGGATAAAATGACTTCAAGATTGTATTCGGTCTTGATGCCTACTAACAAGACCTGTCAAATAAAAAAAGTAGAGTAAAAATAGGCAGAGGTAACTCATACACCTCTTGTAAAAATATCGTATGAAGCAAGGACAAGTGAATAAATATGGCAGAGCAAGACTCTCAAGCTAACACAGGCGAAAAGAACTGGAAGGAAACTAGAGAAAAACTAGAGTTTCTAGAAGGGAAAGTTGCAGCTTATGAAGAAAAAGAAAGAGTGCAGATTTTTAAAGATGCAGGTCTTGATACTTCAAAAGGTGTTGGTAAAGCAGTAGATAAGTTATTCGAAGGTGAAGTAACTGTAGAAAATATTCAACAGTATGCTACTGAAGAATTTGGAGTAGAGTTTGGGCAACAAGACGGAATACAACAAGACGTACCGGTCACACAAGCAATTGACGAAAGTCAATCCAAACTAGACAACATACAAAAAAATTCTGTAGTAGATGTTTTTGGAGATGATATAGTTTCACAAATTCGAGAAGTTGAATCTAAAGGTACAACTAAACAATCTATAGCTGCTAAGTTATTTGCGATAGAAGAAGCTAAAAAGAACGACAAATAGTAACTTTTAAGTCTTCTTCAAAAAAGTAACAGTAAACAATTAAATTAGGAGAAGATAATAATGGCAGATATATCGTTAACAAATAGTACGATTTATGCACAAAATATCAATAACTTTACTGGTGAATTGTTTAAAGTTGGTGGTCAAAGAACACCTCTACTTTCCTCAGTCGGTGGTATGAACGG